TCGCGGCTCGGGTAAATCAATTGCTTTGGTGGCTGAGATGATGGGGTTGGCGTTTGAGATGGCCCCTCAAGCTGATGGTGTCAGACGCTCTCGGTTCATGGTTGTGCGCAGTACATACCGTGAGCACGCCACTGCTACTATCCCCACCCACAAGGACATGATGTCAGGCATGGTGAAGTATGGCTCGATATGCAAAGGGTCAGAACCATCAGAGACTAATGTTCGGATACCTATGCCTGATGGGACAGTTGTTGAGATGCACGCCATTTACTTGGCAGTAGATCAGTTTGACTGGCAGAAGATCAGGGGTACTGAGTTCACTTACGGGTTGGTAGAGGAGCTTGGTACAAGTTGGCCTGATGTAGAGGTAGTGAACCGTTTACTGGAGTCAGCAGGTCGTTTCCCCAGTCGCAGAGGGTTCTCACCTTCATACATCGCAGAGTGTGAGAATACAGGTAAGCCATTGTTCAGGCGTGGCGTTGCCGCTGTGACTAACGGCCCTTTTAGTACACATCCTCTCAAGACCATTGAGCTTAACCCTCCTACAGGGTGGAGAGTGTTTGTGCAGCCCCCACCATTCATCGAGATGCCTGAGAAGGAGTATGTGGGTGACACTGAGACAGTAATCCGGCGTGACGGTAATGTGTACCTTGAGAACAGTGAGTGCCAGTATGCGAAGATTCACAGTAGTGGGTTTGGGTACTGGGCTGCTCAGATACCAGGCACATCACTGGCGGCACTACAGTCCAGTATTCTGGGAATGTACAGTGAAGCACTGAGCGGCAAGCCTGTATACCCTTCGTTTCGCAAAGAATCTGTGATGCAGCGAGTGCCTACACTGGCTGACACAAGACGGTTGCACATCATTGCAGGTATGGACACATCAGGTTTCAACCCTGGGTGTGTGTTTACTGCGATGGTTGAGGGGTCATTGAACGTGCTAGGGGAGATCGGGGCGAACGATGTGGGCTTCGAGGAGTTTGTGGAGGACTACCTTGTTCCGTATGTCAACGCTAAGTTTCGCGATAATCAGATCACGTTTATCTTAGACCCGTCTAACCCTCGCAACGCTGTAACAAAGACAACTGCTATGCAGGTGCTACACAAGGAGGGGTTCAAGGCAAGATTGGCACCTACTAACAACCTGGTTGACCGACACAACGCTGTGAACAACTACCTGGTGAAGGTTAACGGGTTTAAGATATCGGCTGATGCTCTGATGACATTGGAGGGGTTGGCAGGTGGTCACAAGTACAAGGCTGTAAAGGGTGCGGTTGGGCTATACTCGGACAAGCCAGATAAGACTGGCCCTTACTCACACTACATTGATGCACTTGAGTACGCAGCACTTGAGCATCGCGGTAGAGTTGCTGCATCGCAACCTAAGTTTGTGAACTTGAACCCTCGGGTACGTATGGTGGCATAACACATGATTGAAACTCTCTCAGAACTGTCAGCACGTCAAGCTGATAACTTATCTCGTGCTGTGTGGTCGAACTACTTGTCCGCAGTGCTGTACCGAAGTACCACTGTACTGAGTGGTAAAAGCCTCATTGAGACAATGCACGAGTGCTGGGATGCGTCTCGGGGTGTGCTGTCATCTGATGAGCAAGCAGTGGCTGATGAACTAACACCTGTTGCGCTGGAGTTTGAAGCTGTGAAGGCACGCCAGGCTGAGGCATGGTTGTCTGACTTGACCAGTCAGTCTATGGTGTCACCGTTGCTAGAACCCACCCCTAACCCTACAGTACCTGAAGAGATTGAGAAGAAGACACTCTTACGCATCCGGCAGGCACTGGTCAAAGAGGGGTTTCAGGGCGACCTCACAGCACTTGCCACTAAGGTTAAGGCTGAGACATTGGTGACTGAGGAAGGGGTTATCCGCGAGGCAGTTAAGAAGTGTGAGAAGCACATCCGAGACAAGCTTGAACAGGCTGACTTTCGTGGTGAGATGCAGAAGATTATCCGTGACTTTGTAGTGATGCCCTTTGCTGTGCTCAAAGGGCCAGTATGGACAACACGTCGTGTGCCTGGTTGGCAAGGTAATCGGTTCACTTTGAAGGAGGAATTGGTGATGGAGTTCCTCCGAGTGAACCCATTTGACTTCTTGTGGGCACCAAACTCAAAGACTGTGGAGACTGCACCATTTGTGATTGAACGGCGATGGATGAGTAAGAATGACCTCATCAACTCACCTAACATGATCGCTGAGAATCTTGAGAAAGCACTTGAGATATTGATGACTGACAGTGACTGGTTGTCAGGTGATAGAGATCGCACCTTGCAGGCACTGGTGTCTGACTCTGTACCTGTTGGTGTGCTAGAGTGTCACATGTCAGTGAGTTCCCGTGAGCTAGTACGGTACGGCATTACAGTTCCCGGATATGACGAGAACGATAAGTTAAGTCGGTATGCTTCCCATGAGGCAATTGTGATGATGTTGCACCATCACATCATCCATGTACGCCTCGCACCCAGTAACTCCCCTGTAGAAAGACCATATTCTGTAGGTGCATTTGAACAAGCAAGCGATACCATTCACGGCGTATCAGTAGTTATGCGCACCCGTCGTGTGGCAAGGGTGGCAAGGGCATTTTTGTACGCCTCTTTGCGCAACGCTGCTGCATCTGCACAACCTTCTGGTGAGGTAGATGCTGAACGGATTGCTGAATACTTACCCAAAGATCAATGGGGTATGTACTTGTCAGGAACAGTGATGCCTGTCAGCCCTGATATGCACGGTGGTGGTAGACCAGCATATTATTTTCACAATACTCCTAACAATACTGCTGCATTTTTGAACGCAATGCAGATGTTCATGCAAATGCTCGACCAGTCAAGTGGTATTCCAAGCATTGCATCAGGTGATATGTCTGGGAATGCAACCCTTGGTCGGTCATTCAGGGGGTTGTCACTGGCAATTGCTGCTGCCAGTAAGGGGATTAAGCTCCCTTTATTGAATTTAGACCGTATGGTAGAGTCACTTGTGACCAGAACCTACTATTATATTCAACAATATGGTAAAGATATTGACATGAAGGGTGATGCCAATGTAGTTGCGCGAGGGAGTTCCGGGTATTTGCAGAAAGAAGCACAAGCTGCTGCTGCACAAGAGAGTTTGCAGTCTGCTGTGGTACTTGCCCAGTCGGGAATCGTACCGAAAGACATGCTGATTGACCTTGTTCGCCAGGTTTTTGCTGATACTGTACCAAACTTGGATAGATATTTTACAGATAGTGGGGTATCATCAGTTGCAGGTGCTGAGTCGGGTGGGGCTCCACCTAGCGAACCCGGTATAATGCCTGGTCAAAGCACTACACCTGGGTTTGGTGGTCAACAAGTGGTAGCCAGTTAAGTAATGAACACATTTACACTAGATGGGACAGTAATCTCTGAGGGTTCTATTGTGTTTGATATCTCAATGGGTCAAGGGAGAGTCTTGCGCATTGCAGACACCTACACTGAGGTGTCATTTCTAAACCAGGCACGTTGTATTTATGACTTTGAGGGTAAGGTAGGGAACACTCGACGGTTGTTTACTGTCCCCCCTGCTATAATCTCATTCAGTAGCTCAACCCAGCGCACTTTAGCGCTAGATATTCTTGCCCTCCTCGGGGTAACCCTTCGATAAGGTATCGAGATGACAGCTTGTTTTACAACTCCCACATTTACGTGTGTTGCAGGTCAGACTCGCACCATTGAAGTATGTGCTCGTGACCCTGTTACAGGCTGCCCCTCTAAACTCATTCGTGTAGATACCTTCGATGCTAACTGTACTGTTGTCTCTACCACGTACACCAACTTAGTTGGTGCACCTGTTGCCGGTTTCACTCCTGCAATGCAGGTAGATTGTGCGCAGTTTCAAGAAACAATCTCCTGCTCTACAGCAACATCTCCTCCTATAACCTTGACAGGGCAAGACTGCTCTGGTGCAAGTGTTCCCGTTGTAGGTAATGCAGGTCAACTGACTGAGATCGTACAACGTCCTGGGCAGGTGTTGTCTGTGAAAATATGTACACCTAGTGAGTATGATCGTGAGGTCTCAGTTCTTTGTGACCCAGCTAATGGGTTCTCACCTGTCAATCTTGTCACACTATGGCCTGAGAGTGCTGTTCCTGGGACACCTCCAACTGTAGAGGCTTACAACCCTAATGGTACGCCTTTTGTAGGTGCTGTAGGGTCATTGGTTAAGTGCCCAGGTGAGAAGATTGATATTGTGAGCGAGCGTTGGTGTGCAGGTGGTGCACCCTACGAACGAATCAGTTTCTTTGATATCTCGGTTACCCCTCCCGCTTTGGTGTCAACGCTATGGCGTGATAACAGTGGTGCAGTAGTGGTTAACCCTGGTAGTGGTTCACTGGGTGAGTGTGTTGCAACTCGTAAGGTTTTGGTGTACCACGCTGAGAACCTTGGTGCTCTGACAGTCGGCGACATAATGTTGGCCACAGGTGCATCAATCCTTCACTCAGTCACCGTTGTTCAGATTAGTGGTGTCGGTACAGTGAATGGTGACAGTGGTGCAGGTGCACCGTTGTTCACTGGTCAACTGTGGTCATGGTCAGCATCAACCGGTAGTGCAAATTTTATTCAGGATACACTGTCGTTCAGTGGTTTGAAATTTGATTCTGTTGGTGGCAGTCAACACATTACGGCAATTTACTCTTAATAGTTTTCAGGCGCAACTGTAAACTCTCCACGTTTGTGGGAATCAGGCTAACCTGGTTTAACTTTTCAGAAAAGGGAACATTATGTCCATGACCGGCGGTGCGTTCAGTGCACCAATCTCCCCCGACTTGACTAAAGAAGTTCAGTCGTTTGTTGTTGCAATCCCTGCAGGTGTAGGGGTTGCCCAAGTTGTAAACCCTAGCGTACCTGTACAATCAGTTACGACGTATAACTATTCCAGTAACGTAGTTCGTGGTACTGTCACGTTCTCTGCTGGTGTAGTTAGTACAGGTGTTGCAGCAACCCGAACCTTCCTGGTTCCACCTGGTGCGTCAGCAT